GAAGTGGGCACCTATCCTGGACTACTCAGGACTCGATGAAATCAAAGATTCACATCGTAGAGCTGTAACCGCTATCCTGCTCGAAAACCAAGAAAAAGAACTCCGCGAATCACGCGAATTCCTTTACGAAGCTCCAATCACCAACTACACCGCTTCTTCTGCTGGTGCTGCTGGTTTCGGTGGTAGCGCACAAGGATTTAGTTCAGGTCCTACCGCAGGTTTCGATCCAGTTCTGATCTCACTGATCAGACGTGCAATGCCTAACCTGGTTGCTTATGACCTGTGTGGCGTTCAACCAATGAACGGTCCTACTGGACTCATCTTCGCAATGCGCTCAAGATACAACAGTCAGAGTGGAACTGAAGCTTTCTTCAACGAAGTAGATTCCGCTTTCTCTGGTCAGAGTGCAAACTTCAACGTAACCAGTGGATTCACTGGTGCTTCCGTTGGTATGGGTACTACTGCACAGCAAGGAACCAATCCTGGTATTCTTGATGGCACTAACCCACAAACTGGCGACGCAACCACCTACAACGTAGGCCAAGGTATGCGTACCGACAGTGCAGAAGGTCTTGGTGGAGATACTGGTCATTTCAACCAGATGGCATTCTCAATCGAGAAAGTCACCGTAACCGCTAAGTCACGCGCACTGAAAGCAGAATATTCACTCGAACTCGCACAAGACCTGAAAGCAATTCATGGTCTGAATGCTGAGGCTGAGTTAGCGAATATTCTCTCAACTGAGATTCTCGCTGAAATCAACCGCGAAATCATCCGTACCATTTACAACGTTGCTAGACCTGGTGCTCAGCATAACGTTGCTACTTCTGGTACTTTCGACCTCGACGTTGATTCAAACGGTCGTTGGTCTGTTGAGAAGTTCAAGGGTCTTATTTTCCAAATCGAGCGCGACGCTAACGCGATTGCACAAACAACTCGTAGAGGAAAGGGTAACATGATCATGTGCTCTGCTGATGTTGCTTCTGCACTCACCATGGCAGGTGTTCTCGATTACACCCCAGCTCTCAATGCCAACCTTCAAGTTGATGACACTGGTAATACCTTTGCTGGTATCCTGCAAGGTAAGTATCGTGTTTATATTGACCCATATTCGGGTGGTTCAAACACCGGATCTTCAGGTGGTCAATACTACGTTGTTGGTTACAAAGGTGCATCTCCTTATGATGCTGGTCTCTTCTACTGCCCATATGTACCTCTGCAGATGGTACGTGCCGTTGGAGAAGACACCTTCCAGCCTAAGATTGGCTTTAAGACCCGTTATGGTCTTGTTGCTAACCCATTCGCTGAGGGTGCTACCGTTGGTCAAGGCGCTCTTAACCGTAACGCTAACGCTTACTACAGAAGAGTTAAAGTCACCAACCTCATGTGATTTAAATTCACATTCATCAAGACCCTCCCTCACAGGAGGGTCTTTTTTTATCTAAATACAAATAAAAAGAATGAAGACGTTTAAGCAGTTTATATCTGAAGCACTACCATTTGGTGCCATAGTATCAACTAGTTCTTATGGTCCTGGATTATATGGTAATCCAACAGCGTCTGGTGTAAAATTAACTCCAACAACAAGAGGAGTAGCACATAAAACTTTACCTCTTGGAAGTCAAGTAAGAATTACGGATCCGAAAACCAAAAAATCAATAACTGCTCCAGTTGTAGATAGAGGACCGTATCATGGTAATCGTCAATATGATCTAACGACACAAACAACAAGAGATCTTGGATATAAAGATTATAAGCAGTTTGGTGTTAGAAATCTTGATGTAACTCCAATAAAACCAAAACCAAAACCAAAAATTCCAGATTTGGGTATAAAGGTTAATATGACTATTCCAAAAATTATTCCAACAAGAAAAAGATAATGGCAACAAGTCCTTTTAGTAAACAATTACAAAATAGAAACTTTTTATCTCCAGTAGGATTTGAATTTTCTTTAGCAAAGTATCCAAAAGTTTCTTTCTTTTGCAATTCTGCAAAAATTCCACAAATAACTTTACAGACAGAAACCCAATCAACTTACTTAAAGCAAATTTATGTTCCTGGTGACCAATTAGAATATTCTGATTTAACTTTAAGATTTTTAGTTGATGAAGATTTGGTTAACTATACGACTGTACATAACTGGTTGACTTCTCTTGGATTTCCAGAAAGCACTGAGCAGTATGCAAATCAACTGAATGAAAGTGGTGTTAGAAATCCCTTAGATTTTTTTAGTGATGGTACTCTAATTATTTTAAATAGCAACTACAATCCTAAAGCACAAGTAAAATTTAAAGATTTATTTCCAGTAACATTGACTTCTTTAGATTTTAGTGCAACTGATACCGACATCAATTACTTTACAGCAGAGGTGTCTTTCAAGTATACTGTATATAACATCCTTAATATGCAAAATAAACCATTATGAATCTTGATGAAATCCAGGAGATGTGGCAGAGAGATTCTGTCATTGATCCTGATAATCTACACGATGAATCTTTAAAAATTTCCCAATTACATTCAAAATATTATACCATATACAATACTATTACTATTCTGAGAGAAAAGGCAAGAGAAACTTATAATAGAGTTAAGTTAGAACGATACAATTACTACACTGGAAAGGCACCTGCAGAGGTTTATGTTGAAGAACCTTTTCCGTATAAGGTTAGAGAAAAAGAGGCGTTACAGAGGCATATGGACGCCGATGAGAGATTGAATAAAATTGATCTCAAGATTCGTTATTATGACATCATGCTTAAGTTTCTTGAAGAAATTATAAAAACTATCTCTAATAGAACTTTTCAAATCAAGAACGCAATCGAATGGAATAAGTTTCAAGCGGGGTTCAATTGAGTCAATAAATATTCATAACTGATACTTTATGAATGTCACATTTGGTTATATCCAAGAAGAATGAGGTATTTCTTCAAGTTCAAGCAGATCCTCATGTTTATTATGAATTAAGGGATGCATTTCAGTTTGAAGTTCCAAATGCAAAATTTTCACCTGCTTATAAAAATAAGTGGTGGGATGGATTCATTTATCTTTTTAATGTAAATACGCAAGAAATATACGTTGGGTTATTAGATAAACTTATTAGATTTTGCGAACAGCACGAATATACTTACGAGTTTCGCAATAACAAATATTACGGTCTTCCTTTTGAAGTAAATGATCAAATTTCAAAAGAAGGCGTAAAAGACTATATGAATTCTATATGTAAGTATTCTCCCCGGGATTACCAAGTTGAGGGAGTATACGACGCTTTAAGACACAATAGAAAGTTGTTGATATCTCCAACTGCTTCTGGAAAGTCTTTGATGATATATTCGATTGTGAGATATTACGTTGAGAAAGGACAAAATACTCTGATAGTCGTTCCAACGACATCCCTTGTAGAACAGATGTATAAAGACTTTGCAGATTATGGGTGGGACGTGGGTTCATTTTGCCACAAAATATATGCAGGAAAAGAAAGAGAAACTGACTCTCAGGTAATCATCACGACCTGGCAGTCTATCTACAAACTTCCTCGCCAATACTTTTCAAGATTCAATGTGGTCGTTGGAGATGAGGCACACCAGTTTAAATCTAAATCATTAGTATCTATAATGACAAAACTTTTTGATGCAAAATATCGTTTTGGATTTACTGGAACTCTTGATGGATCACAGACTCATAAGTGGGTTTTAGAAGGTTTATTCGGGCCTTCTTATAAGATTATTCGCACTGATGAATTGATGCAAAAGGGTCATGTTGCCAAACTTGACATTAACATTCTTCTACTGAAGCATCCACCAAATCGATTTGAAACTTTTGAAGATGAAGTTCAGTATATCATCAATCATGAAAAACGTAATAAGTTTATTAAAAATCTTGCCATTGATCTTAAAGGTAATACTTTAATTCTTTTTTCTAGAGTAGAAGCACACGGACAGCCTTTATACGAACTCATAAATAAAAATACCAATGATAGTCGTCATGTATTTTTTGTTCATGGAGGAGTCGATACTGAAAATCGAGAAAAAGTAAGAGAAATTACTGAAAAAGAAAATAATGCAATTATCGTGGCATCATACGGAACTTTTAGTACAGGAATTAATATTAAAAATTTACATAATGTTATTTTTGCTTCACCGAGTAAATCAAGAATCAGAAATTTACAATCAATCGGAAGAGTTCTAAGAAAAGGGGATAATAAAACAAAGGCAACTTTATATGATATTGCTGATGATATCAGTTATAAATCAAAAAAGAATTATACGCTCAATCATTTAATGGAAAGAATTAAAGTTTATAATGAAGAAAATTTCAACTATGATATTGTAAACATACCGATTAAAAACTAATGGGAGAGGAATTCTACGCAATTATAAAACTTGTTTCTGGTGAAGAGATTCTATCGTTAGTCTTAGTGGATGATAATGATGGTGATCCTGTAGTTGTATTACAAAATCCAGTTACTATGAAATCATTTCAAAATCAACATGGAGTTTACCTTAAAGTAAAACCTTGGATAGAAATGTCTGATGATGATTTCTTTATTATTAAATTAGATAAAATTATTACAATGACAGAAACTAAAGATGAAAAGTTAATTAAAATATATGATAACTTTATTGAAGATGATGATTCTGTAGACGTTTACAATCCTTCTGGACAGGTTAAACCGTCTTCTAAGATGGGATACATATCTTCTGTTGAAGATGCTCGTAAGAAACTCGAAAGAATCTTCAAAGGTCTTAAAGAAAGCTAAACCCTGATCTTCAACCGGGACAAAGGTAGTCTAATGGGTTTTGCGTATTGTGTCAAGCCCCCTCATTGTGTGCTATAATACTCTTAACATTTTTAATCAAATATAAGATGAGATTATGCCAAAAGGAAAAGCCAAGTCTGAGCATTATGTTAATAACAAAGAACTTTTAGAAGCTCTTATAGTCTACAGAAATAAAGTAGAGCAAGATTTTTTTAATCGGAATGAGAGAAAACCAACACGGGAAGATCGCTCTAAGCATTGGCCTGGTAAACCTCCAATTCCGAATTATGTTGGAGAATGTTTTTTAAAAATTGCAACTCACCTTTCATATAAACCAAACTTCGTCAACTATATGTTTCGTGAAGACATGATTTCTGACGGTATTGAAAATTGTGTTCAGTATATTCATAACTTTGATCCTGAAAAATCAACAAATCCATTTTCTTATTTTACTCAAATTATTCACTATGCTTTCATAAGAAGAATTAGTAAAGAAAAGAGACAACTTGAAATTAAATCAAAAATCATTGAAAGAACTGGATTTGATGAGGTCATGATGATTGATGAAAGCTTGCTTTCTGGAAGCAGTTCAGACTATAATACCATTAAGGATAATATTCAGTATCGCAACCACAGATGAAAGTAGCAATTCTGACCGACACTCACTATGGAGCAAAAAAAGGTTCCAAACATCTTCATGATTACTTTGAAACCTTTTATAAGAATATATTTTTTCCTGCTCTTGAAGAACATGGGGTAGAGGCAGTTATTCATATGGGAGATGCTTTTGATAGTCGTAAGTCTATCGATTATCAAAGTCTTGAATGGTCAAAAAGAGTTGTGTTTGATCCTCTTAAAAAATATGATGTTCATATGATTATCGGTAATCATGACACATACTATAAGAATACTAACAACATCAATTCTCCACAACTTCTTCTTCAAACATACTCAAATATTAAAACTTATAGTGATCCCACAGAAGTAATTGTTGGTGGTCTTAAAATTTTATTTCTTCCTTGGATTAATTCGGAAAATGAAGAAAAAACTTTAAAGATTATCAAAAAAACTAAAAGTAAAGTTGCGATGGGACATCTTGAATGCCAGGGATTTAGAGTCAATCGTCAATTAGTAATGGAACATGGATTGGATTCAAATATTTTTGAAAACTTCACAAAAGTATTTTCTGGTCATTATCACACTCGTTCTAATAATGGATGTGTATTTTATTTGGGCAATCCTTATGAAATGTACTGGACAGATGTAAACGATACTCGTGGATTTCATATTTTTGACACGGAAACTCTAGAACATAGTCCAATCGATAATCCTTATAAATTATTCTATAATATTTACTATGAAGATACTCCATATCAAATTTTTGATGCCACTGAGTATCAGAACAAAATTGTTAAAGTAATTGTTCGTAAAAAATCTAAACCAAAAGATTTTGAAAAATTTATTGACAAACTTTACAGTATTGGTGTTTATGAATTAAAAATCGTTGAAAATTTTCAAATACAGGAAAGTGAAGATTTTAATGTGGATGAAGATGAAAATACTTTATCTATTTTAAACCGATATATTGATGATTCTGAATTTATTTACGATAAGAATATTATTAAAAATATTCTTCAAGACATTTACCAGAAAGCATCGGAAGTAGAGTAAAAATGTTTCTTCTCACTCTTAAAGATAAGAAAGATGATGGTGCTTATGCAGTTCAAGACCAATATGGTCATAAAGTTTTATTTCTTTTTGAGGAAGAAGATGATGCAACACGTTATGCTTTAATGCTTGAAGATCAAGAAGATCAAGAAATGGATGTTGTAGAAGTTGATGATGAACTTGCTATAAAAACTTGTAAACTATACAATTATAAGTATTCCATAATTACTCCAGATGATATTGTAATTCCTCCTAAAAATGTTGTTATTCCATAAAATTAGATATAAGAATTTTTTAAGTACTGGAAATCAGTTTACTGAAATTGACTTTCAAAAAAATCATACCAATCTTATAATTGGTACAAACGGTGCTGGAAAATCAACAGTTCTTGACGCTCTTACATTTGTTCTTTTTAATAAACCTTTTAGAAAAATTAATAAACCACAACTGATTAATACGGTAAATGAAAAAGATTGTTTGGTTGAAATAGAGTTTTCAATTAACAGTAAAGAATATCTTGTTCGACGAGGAATTAAACCAAATATTTTTGATATTGAAGTCAATGGTGTGTTGCTCCATAAAGAATCCGACGATCGCGCAAATCAAAAAATTCTTGAAGATAACATTCTTAAAGTCAACTATAAATCTTTTACTCAGATTGTAATTTTGGGAAGTAGTTCTTTTGTTCCTTTTATGCAACTAACTACAGCAAATCGTAGAGAAGTTATTGAAGATCTTTTAGATATTCGTATATTTTCAACAATGAATGCTTTGATTAAGGATAAAATTAAAGAGCAGAAAGATCAAGTTAAAACTCTTCACATTTTAAAAGATAATCTTAAAGATAAGATTAAAATGCAAGAAGATTTTATAGAAGAACTTGAAAATCGTGGAAACGCCAATATAAATGCTAATCGTGAAAAGATTGTCAAATTAAATGCTGAAGTTGACGTTTATATGAATGAAAATTCACTTACTGAAGAAGAAATATTTAAATTTACTAAAGAGCAAGAGGAGGTTATTGGTGCTGGAGATAAGTTAGTAAAGCTTAACAATCTTAAAGGTAAAATATCTCAAAAGGTATCGGTGATTACTAAAGAACATAAATTTTTTAGTCAAAATACGGTATGCCCAACCTGCACTCAAACTATAGAGGAATCATTTCGGTTAAATAGAATTGAAGACGCTCAAAATAAAGCAAAGGAACTCCAGAAGGGTTATCAAGACCTGGAAGAGACAATAAAATTCGAACAGGAGAGAGAGCGTCAATTTATCGCACTTTCTAAGGAGATTACGAAACTCAACCATGAGATTTCTCAAAACAATACTCGGATATCACTTAACCAGCGACAAGTCCGAGATCTTGAAAATGAAATTCAAACTATTACCCAAAACCTTGCAAACAGAAATACTGAACATGAGAAGTTAGAAGAATTTCAAACCAATCTCCAAAAAACATTCGAAGATCTTTCAAATAAAAAAGAAAAAATCGTTTATTACGATTTTGCCTATTCCTTACTCAAGGACGATGGCGTTAAAACGAAGATAATTAAAAAGTATCTTCCGTTCATAAATCAGCAGGTGAATCGTTATCTTCAGATGATGGATTTTTATATTAATTTCTATCTGGATGAAGAGTTTAACGAAACGGTAAAATCACCCATTCACGAAGACTTTTCTTATAGTTCCTTCAGTGAGGGTGAGAAAATGAGAATCGATCTTGCCCTTCTCTTTACTTGGAGAGAAGTCGCCCGAGTCAAAAACTCCGTAAATACCAATCTGCTGATTATGGATGAAGTATTTGATTCCTCACTTGATGGTTTTGGAACCGATGAGTTTTTGAAGATTATTCGTTATATTATTAAAGATGCTAATATATTTGTAATCTCTCATAAGGCAGACCTTCATGACAAATTTGAAAGTGTCACAAGGTTTGAGAAAGTCAAAGGATTTTCGCGTATGGTATCCCAAGAATCAGCAGAAAAATGACCACTCCAAACTGGCAACACCATAGTAAGAAGGAGCAGAAGCGGAAACTGAAACCGCAAGCACTTCGACAAGCAAAAGCACGTCGCCAAGCACTCAAGAAGCGTCTCCAACAAGGGGACGCTTCTTCTTTTATAAATATTTAAAAAATTTCTATAATGGCAAAAGACGAAACCGAAATTGGTATTACTGGCAAACCAATTCCTAAAAAGAAAAGGTCTCCTAAAAAACAATATGAATTTGAGAAAAAGAGAAGAGAAAATTTAGGTACAAATGTTGGTGGTCGTACCTATAAATCGGATACAACTCCTTATTTTAATCCTCGTTCAGTTCGTGAAGAAGTTATTATAGACTATCTCCTTGGAGAAGGTTTTGCCTCTGATGAAAAATCAGCACAAGCAATTGCTGGGGCAATGAGTGAAGATTGGGTGCAGAGTATTGTTGAAGGTATGGGTTTAAGTGTTGGTAGTGCTAAATTGATAGGAAAACTTGCATCAAATCCAAGAACTTCTGAGGAACAAGCAACAAAAGCAGCTCAAAGAAATATTACAGATCCAATTGGGTTTGCTGTAAAAGGTGCTGCAAGAGCAGTTCTTGGTGCTGGTGATAAGAAAAATCAGGAAATGTTGCAAAAACGTCGCCCAAATTAAGACACTTTTCAAACTGTCCACCAGAGGGTCTCACCACCCTCTTTTTTTGTATGATGGGGTCATTCCAAAACAATTCTCATGACCGTCCGCCACGAAATCAAATCTCAACTCGCCAAACTGCTTGCCACGGAAGATCTGGTGGTTGAGCACAAGAAGGTAGAGACCGCCCAGTTCAACGTTCATACTCGTGTGCTTACCCTGCCGATGTGGGAAAAGGCAAGCAACACCGTATATGACCTGCTTGTGGGTCATGAGGTTGGACACGCTCTCTATACGCCTGATGAAGACTGGACTGAGCAGGTAAAGGTTCCTCCTCAGTTTGTGAACATTGTGGAAGATGCTCGCATTGAGAAACTGATGAAGCGTCGGTATCCTGGTCTTGCTAAGACTTTCTTTAACGGTTATAAGGAACTTTCGGATGATGATTTTTTCCAAATCGCTGATGAAAAGATTGATGAGATGAATCTTGCTGACCGTGCAAACCTGTGGTTCAAGATTGGCAACTTTACCGATATTTTGATTGAGCGTGGAGAAGAGACTGAAATCATCAATCAAATTGCAGAATCTGAAACCTTCTCTGAGGTTTTGATTGCTGCTGAAGCACTCTACAAATATTGTAAGCAAAAGCAGCAGGAAGAAACTAACATTCAACTAGACAATCTTCAGTCTCAAGATTCTGGTGCCAGTCAACAACCTGCTTCGGACTTCTCTGATCAGCAGGAAGGTGAGAATGACCAACCTGAATCTGATGGTTCGGATGGTGCTCCTTCTAGTGAAACCTCTGAACAACAAAAAACTGATGCCCCTGTTGGTGGTGAAAAGAATGAAGAACCAGAAGTCAAGACAATGGATAATCTGGAAGAAGCACTTAAGGATCTTGTGAATCACGATGGTTATGAGAATGTGTATCTGGAACTTCCTCAACTTGATTTGGAAAAAGTAATTGTTCCTAATTTTGAAATTCATGAAAAGTGTACAGTAACATGGAGTGCTTTTCTTCAAGATCGTGATTGGAAGAGCATTGACATATTTGGTGACGTTGATAAAAAGTTTGTAGAGTTTAAGCGTTCTGCACAGAAAGAAGTGAACTATCTGGTGAAAGAGTTTGAGTGTCGTAAGGCGGCAGATTCTTATGCTCGTGCTTCAACTGCTCGTACTGGTGTTTTAGATTGTTCTAAACTTCACACTTACAAGTATAATGAAGACATTTTCCGCAAAGTAACAACTTTTGCTGATGGTAAGAATCATGGTTTGGTGTTTGTACTAGACTGGTCTGGTTCTATGGGGGATGTGATGTTGGATACTGTCAAACAACTTTTTAATCTTGTATGGTTCTGTAAGAAAGTTTCTATTCCGTTTGAGGTTTATGCATTTACAACCGACTATCCGTTGGTTAAGTATGATGAAGATAATAAAGCAAATTTGCGACAACTTGCATACAAGAAAAAAGATGGTCTTGTCCAGGTTGGTGAATGGTTTTCTATGATGAATTTATTGACTAGTAAGGTAAATTCTAAAACTCTAGATGAACAAATGAAAAATATTTTTCGTCTTGCAAATTCATTTGGTCGTTATTCAAATTGCTTTTACGGTGCTCCTGTTGGAATGAGTCTTTCTGGAACTCCTTTAAATGAAGCATTGATTTCTCTTCATCAAATTCTCCCCAAATTTCAAAAAGAAAATAAACTCCAAAAAGTTCAGTGTGTAATTTTGACTGATGGGGAAGCATGTATGGTCAAATATCATCGTGAAGTTCAACGTAAGTGGGAAGATGGTCCCTTTATGGGCACTGCTCATATTGGTCCTAATGCTTTTCTGCGTGATCGTAAAACAGGAAATACTTATTCTTGTAATGCCGAATGGTGGCAATTTACTGACACTCTTCTTAAAAATCTTAGGGATAAATTTGTTGATATTAACTTTATTGGGATTCGTGTTTTAGAAAGTTATGATGCTGGAAACTTTATTCGTCGTTATTGTGGTTATTATGGTGATGATTATGATAAAACCATGAGGGATTGGAAAAAAGAAAAGGCATTTTCCATTAAAAAGTCTGGGTATCATACTTATTTTGGTCTTTCTGCAAATGCGCTTGCTCAAGATGATAATTTCACTGTTTCTGAAGATGCTTCAAAATCTCAAATTAAAACTGCTTTTATTAAAAGTTTGAAATCTAAAAAAATGAACAAAAAAATTCTTGGTGAGTTTATAGAACTTGTCGCTTGATAAATATTTTATAATTATCTTTAAAAAAAGATGAGCAGATTTACAGAACTTTTTTCGGAACCAACAGAATCTTCAGTTGTTGAAGAAATTAAAGAAGTCGAACAAATTGAGGAAGTTCAAGAACCAACAAAAATTAAACTTCCAGAAACTAAAATTAAAAATACAATACCAGTATCAAAGAAAACAAAAAATAATAAATAAAAATATAAAAAGTAGTCACTAAAATGAATTCACATCAAATTACAGATTTAAAACTGCTTTATGAAGCAGTTTATAATGATGAACTCAGAGAAAAAGCAGAAGAATTTAATAATCAAATTTGTGATGAAGATATTGTTGAAGTTGCAACTGAGTACTTTTATAATTATGGACTTAATGAAGATGGAATCAACATCTTAATTGAAAAAGTTGGACTTGATAATTTTGTTGAGTTTGTTTATAATTTTTCTGAAGACTTAGTTCTTACAGAAGCAAAGAAAAGTAAAGCAAAAAAACAACCATCACTGCTTGCTAGTCAAAGAGCAAAGTTGGCCGCACAAAAAGCAGCAAAAGAAAGAAACGAATCTGAAAAAGAAGAACCAGAATCTAGAGGTCCTGATACTGAGGCAAAAGAAGAACAACCTAAATCAAAGAAACCTGTAAGAGATGCAATTGCTCGTAATATTTTTCGTGCAGTTGATGCTTATAAATCAGGTATGGAGCGTCATCGCCAAGCAACTCAAACTGCTGGAAATCTTGCTAGAGAAACTGGAAAGACCTTAGGTAAACTTGCTTCAGTAACTCATGAAGCAGGTCGTCGTGCTGGTGAGCATGTTAAGAAGCATGGTCTAAAGTCTCTTGCAAATGAAGAGTTTGACAACTTTGATATTATTCTTGAGTACTTAGTTGCTGAAGGATATGCTGATACTAATCAGGCAGCACTTGTTATTATGGCAAATATGAGTGAGGAGTGGAAGCAGAGTATTGTTGAGGGTTCTACTGGTTTTTCTGTTCCAAGTAGAATTGATGATTTTAATAACAGAAGAGATGAGTTAAAAAATCGCTATAAGCAAGATGTTGGTCCAAGAATTCCTGGACCTTCTGGTGGTGGTCAATATGGAGAACCACCAGCACCTAAAGCGATGGGTGTGAGACTTGCTAGAGGAACCTCTAGTTCAAAAAGAGGCGTAGAATCAAAGAACAACGCTTGAGACCACTTTCAAAACCGTCCACTCAGGTGCCCACAAGGCACCTTTTTTCTTGTATAATATGAGAGTTCAAATGAAACACACCTAATTACATCATGTCTCGCAAACCTTCTGTGAACAACGAACAACTCATTTCTGAACTCAAATCCCTCTATGGTATGGAGTTTTCTGCTGGTGACGTTCGTGGTTATTGTGCATCTAAGGGTATTTCTTACCCAACTGTGACTCGCTATCTTGAACCTTATAAAACTGATCGTGGTCGTTGGAACCTTGAGGTAACCCAAGAACGTGTTGAGGAGATTGAGCGTTCTTATCAGGCACCAGCAGTTCTTCCTTCTACTGAACAAAATCTTATTCCTGACAAAGATGATACCTTCGTCAAGTTTGGTAACTTTGGTGATATTAAAAAAATTATTCAGTCCCGTATCTTCTATCCTGCGTTCATTACGGGTCTTTCGGGTAATGGTAAAACGTTTTCGGTGGAGCAAGCTTGTGCTCAACTGAAGCGTGAAATGATTCGTGTAAATATTACAATTGAAACTGATGAGGATGATCTTATTGGTGGATTCCGTCTGGTGAATGGTGAAACCGTTTGGCATAACGGACCTGTTGTGGAAGCACTGGAACGAGGTGCTATTCTCCTGCTAGATGAGATCGACCTTGCTTCTAACAAGATCTTGTGCTTGCAATCTATTCTGGAAGGTAAAGGTGTTTTCCTTAAAAAAATCGGTCGTTATGTGAAACCTGCAGATGGTTTCAACGTCATCGCCACCGCTAACACCAAAGGTAAGGGTTCTGACGATGGGCGATTTATTGGCACTAACGTGCTCAATGAGGCGTTCCTTGAGCGTTTTCCTGTGACTCTTGAGCAGTCCTATCCTGCTCCTGCTACTGAGCAAAAGATCCTGGAAGGCATTGCTCTGGATCTAGGTGTAGAAGACCGCGACTTCTGCAAGCGGTTGGTCGATTGGGCGGACATCATCCGCAAGACCTTCTACGATGGTGGTATTGAGGAAATCATCAGCACCCGTCGTCTTACTCACATCATCCGCGCCTACAGCATCTTTCAAGACAAGGCAAAGGCAATTCAAGTGTGCGTAAACCGCTTTGATGATGAAACCAAACAGTCCTTCCTGGAACTGTATGACAAAGTTGACGCTGATTTTGTAATGCCTAGTATGCCCCAAGAAAACGGTGTTCCTACTCCCGTTGACTTGAACTCACCTTTCTGATATAATTGGGGGAGGTTAATTATGACTTCTCCTCATTATGTTTGTACCAGAAGACGAACGAAATCTTACAAATCAATATCAATTCACCATGTATAGTGGTGATAACGGAAATCTAAATCTTGAAAAAAAATCAGTTACTATGGACGAAAGAAAAAATCATCTCTGGAAATACAATGAAGACAAAATCCTGAAGGATGTTGAGGATTATGTGACTAGCACTTACGGTAGTCATTATTGTGGTCACAATCAAGATGATATTCAAACAATTGATCTGATGGCAGCAAAAGATCTGGCAGCACACTTTTGTCAGGCAAACATCCTGAAGTATGGTAGTCGTTATGGTGATAAAGAAGGTCGCAACAAACGCGACCTTCTTAAAGTTATTCACTATGCTATGCTTCTGCTTCATTTTGATGGGCACTATTCCCGTAAAGATAATGGTCTGACTGAATTTCGTTGATTATGAAACTCCAAAACAAAACTATGAAACTCTCTGATAATACTCTTACAGTTCTTAAGAACTTTGCTGGAATCAACAATTCGATTCTCGTAAAACGGGGTAATAAACTTCGTACCATTTCTGTAGCAAGAAACATTTTTGCTGAGGCGGAAATTACTGAAGAGTTTGCTCGTGAATTTGCCATTTATGATCTTAATCAATTTTTGAATGGATTGAGTCTTCATAAAGATCCAGATCTTGATTTTACTGAAGAATCACACATTACAATTCGTGAAGGTAAGCGTAAGGTAAAATACTTTTTTGCTGATCCAAACGTAATTGTTTCTCCTCCAGAAAAGGAAATTCAACTTCCCTCTAAAGATGTTTGTTTTCAAGTTGATAGTGTAACTTTAGAGAAACTTGTAAAAGCATCCGCAGTTTATCAACTTCCAGATCTTTCTGCTGTTGGTGAGGCAGGGGTTATTCGTCTTGTTGTTCGTGATAAGAAGAATGACACATCAAATGAATACTCTATTACGGTTGGTGAAACTGATAAAGAGTTTACTTTTAATTTTAAGGTTGAAAACATTAAGATTATCCCAGGTGCATACGACGTGATTGTGTCAGAAAAACTACTGTCACAGTTCACGAATTCTGCCTATAATCTGAAGTATTATATTGCTCTGGAACCCGATTCTTCCTTTAACTGATGCATTTTCTTCTTTATCTTTCTCCCGAAGGTATTGAAATCTATAACATGATTTCAAGAAAAGTTCGGGTAGTTGAAAACACCCCTATCTGTCAAAAGTATGACATTTTTGGGTGGTATCAGAACACAAGCAAAACCATGGTTTTTTGTACTGATAAAATTGTTTCAAAGGGAAATCCCAAGTATTATGTAAATGAAACTCTTTTTCATGAATCTACTCATGTTGCTCAGGCATGTAAGCAAAATATGAAAGAAGTAAAACCTCTTGGAATTTCTCCTTCTAAAATGCATCTCTCTGATGTTAGGAAAAATGATTTGAAAGTATCTGCTGTGATTAATGGATCTGGTATCGTTCCTACAGAAAGAGAAGCGTATTGGATGGAAGATAAACCAAGTCAAGTTAAGTATGTACTTCAAAAGTATTGTTTTTGATCATGAACATCTTTGTGACTTCTCCCTGGCCTGCAGAAAGTGCTGTTTGTCTTCCTGATAAGCACATTGTCAAGATGCCTTTGGAGTGTTGTCAAATGCTCTCTATTGTTGGATCTGAAAAATGGGGTCATGGTTATGGCCCTTTGTACAAAACTGATGGCACTCCCTACCAAACTGAAAAGGGTGCTTTTCGCAATCATCCCTGCACTAAGTGGGCAATGGATAGTATCCACAATGCCTATTGGTTAATTAAATGGGGGATGAACTTGTGTGATGAATACAAGTTGCGTTATAATAAAGAACATGCTTGTTACAGTCCTCTTGTACATGCTTACTACATCTTTCCCAAAGGAAAGATAACTGAAGTGACTCCATTTGCTCGTGCTATGCCCGAAGAATGGAAATTTGATGACAGCATTGATACCTTTACTGCTTACAAAAGGTATATTGCTTCAAAACCTTGGGTGAAGGATAACTACCTTCGTATGCCTCAACGTAAACCTGATTGGATTTGATTATGAACAGTGATTTTATCTGGGTCGAAAAGTACCGACCCAAGACTATTGAAGATTGTATTCTTCCTGAAAGTACAAAGAAGACATTTCAAGATTTTCTAAATAGGGGTGAAATTCCAAATATGCTTCTTGCTGGACCTCCTGGTATCGGTAAGACAACAGTTGCAAAAGCACTATGTAATGAATTGGGAGTAGATGTTTATGTCATCAATGGATCCGACGAGGGTAGATTCCTCGATACTGTCCGAAACAATGCGAAAAACTTCGCTTCGACCGTTTCGCTTTCGTCAGATGCTAAACACAAAGTCGT